CCAATCATCATCTATTTTTTGTCGCCAATTATTTTCATTTTGTAATGCTGCAAAATCCGATATTTTCAATACTGGTATTTTTTCTCCCGTACCTTTCCCGGGTTTTTTCGTAGCATCTGAATGATTATGAAATATAAACACTACATCATTATCATACAATCCCGAATTTTTAGATTTTTCTTGTTCTTCTTTTTCCTCTGCATCCGCAGACTCTTCTTCTTCTTCCCCCATTATTCCCAAATTTTCTTTAAAATCTCGGAAAGCAGGAATAATTGCATAGGGACCAGCATTACGTTCCATACATTTATTGATTACCATCGCCCTTATATCATAAGGTGTCTCGCTGAATTTAAAGATGCGCTTATTTTTATACGTAATTAACGTATAATGATTGCCACTATAGGAAGTCATAATGTAATAATCTGGTTTAAATTGTCCCGTTTTTTCCAATTCGCTGTCATTCAATTGGCCGCATTTTAATACCGAGTCCAAATCACCGTATTCATATGCTTCTTCTGACAATATAATCACTTTTATATTCAATAACCTTTCCATTGTCGAAATAGCCCATGTATCCGCCCAGAAATTAGGTGTTCTTATAAATTCTTTGAATTTTTCAAAAGTGTCGAGTTTTTCCATATAGGAAAATTCACCCAATAAATCTTTCAATCCTGCCTTTTCTAATTTCAATTGTTCGTATTTTTCCACCACTTTTTTCGCATCTTCGACTATTTTTTGTGATTCCTTCTTGTCTTTCGTGTTCTGGTTTCTCTTCTTTAATTCTGTCGCCAATTTCTTCATTTTCTTCATTTCTTCGTCTTTTTCTTGCAATTCACCCAAGAACCCCAAATACAATGTTCGGTATTGATTGTATATTTCATCTGTTATTTCATTTGCGAGTAACGTGCGTAATTTATCTACGGTCGTTTTTTTTCCGATTTGTTCGAATGCATTACGTATAACTGCAAAAAAACAATCGCCATTCGATTCATTTTCGACAATATCATAATTGTTGTTTTTCATGAATTTTTCTATCCACAAGGTTCTCGGCGATTCCATAAATTGTGATTTGATTTCCGTCGATTCTTCTTGTGTCTCTTCCGATAACATGACTGGCATTTTATGGGTTTTATCCTCCACAAATAATTCTGATTTTGTTTTTTCGTCTATTTTCGATTCTTTTTTCAACTTTTGTTTGGGTATATTGATTGACATAACATCCTGTTCTTCGTCTACATATACGTCTTCTTTATCAGCGTCAGAAACCTCTTGTGATTTCTGTTTAAGCGTTTCATATTCCTCATCTATTTCTTTTGGCTTTTGTTTTGACATCATAGTCTGAATGTATTCATTATCGACGAACGAAAAAAACAAAAGATTTCCTTTCGATAAATCTGCGTCACCGTCTTCATCTATAATATCAATCAACTGGCTACTATTGATTTCAAAAACGCCTATTTTCGCTTTTGGAATATCATTTACAATCAAATAAATAGGAAAATAGACCACGTCTTCACTCGAATACGTATATTTCTCCTTCCCGATTGCCAATGTTATTAAAATGCCGTTATATTCGTATTCGTATAAACTTGAACTATGTCCTATATCTTCTTCATCCACTGCCTTATTTTCCTTATAGTTTATTTTATCTTTTTGAATTTCAGATTTCACCATCATAAAATATCCTAGTATAAATTACTAGCATATTTTTATTTCATTTTTACGCTATTTACAATTTTTTGAAAAAATCCACCATATCCATATATTTAAAGACCGCCCTCGATGAAATACTTGCCTTTTCTTTTGACTTCATTTTGCTACATTGAATTATATTCGCCTTTACTTTTTCCCACAATGCCATTTCAACACAGTCTGTTTTCAATAATGTAATCATAATAAAAATATTCTCGGTAATTTCATCCACTTCATTCGTCCTATTTGTTTCATCTATATATTTTAATATTAAATCTTGTAAATAAGAGACCAAATCCAATACCTCGGTTTTTTCGATAATTTGTCGTTTCATTAAATTTATAATAAAGGCAGACAAAGCGCGTCTGCGGTCGTTTTCTTTATTATATTCACAATGTTTGTTATAGTCCACATTTGCATCTACGTAATGTATTTCTTTAATACTATCCTTGTAATTATTTATGAAATTGGTGGTAATATCATTAAATGCTGAAAAACGTGTTGAAATATCTTTATACAAATCAGCATACAATTCGGAGTAGAATTTGTTATTACTGGCTATATCAAAAATCGCGGTTGTAATTTTAATAATATCTTCTTTTTTACTTACGGTGGCAGTTTCATCTTCACTGTCGCTGTTTTCTTCATCCGCTCCATCATTGACAATTTTATTTATATTATCTATTATCATGTCACGTTGTGAATCATAATTTTTATTGGAAATTTTGTTAATACATCCTCGAATTTCATTAATGGATTTTTCGATACCTTCTTTCTTCTCCATTACGGTGGGCTTAAATGGAACCCGTATACTATCCCAATCTTCCTCTACATTTCGCCTAACAAAACCATTCTTATCTCGAATTTTTCTGGGAGCACTAGAGTTATAGGGCTTCTTGTATTTAGAGGCGGTTGTGTCTACGTTATTCATATTTGATATTTGTGGATTTTCTGCAATATACGTATTTATTTCTTTATCCAAATTGTCGATTAACGCCGATATCGTATTTGGTAATTTATAGGAAAATCCATCGAACGATATTTGTGTATAATCCTCTATCGTATATGATTTCATAGGTACTTTACTTAGTGTATAATATAATCTATTGCAATATATTTATATGCGTTTAGACAAATGAATTCTAATGAAAAAATATATTATATTACCGTTCATGTTAAATATTGTAAACAGTTTTTCGTTCAAATTCAATGATGGCGGTACTCTCGTTGAAGGCATTGAAACCGAATCGGATTTAAACCGAACAGAAAATGAATCGCTGTCTAGTATCATAACAGAAGAGTTATCAAATAAAAATATAGATAAACCTGTAAAAAACACCAACAAAATCGCTACTAATTTTAAATTACCTATTTATTATGTCGAATCGGAAAAATTACACGATTTATCTAGTATTGTTTCGAACGATTTAGAATTAGCAGAATCATCCAAAAAGCCCATCTATGAATATTTATTTCAACCGAAACACGATTTTGCAAGAGAAACTATTCCACAATGGAATCAATGGTATACTACAGATATAGCTTATTTGAAGAATACACAGTCGGTTTTAAACAATATGAGGCTCTATAAAGATGCGATGAGTGGAGAACCTGAATATGTGGTAGATTGTGAGAATTTTGTCGATACCTGGAATATCGTCAAGGGCGATGACGATTTCATGTCAAAATATTCTTATATTGAATGGGATTTTATAAAGGAATTAAACGAATCGTCTACCTTTTTGCAATGTGTCTCTGCACTTAGTATATTATCACCGGTAATAAGTCTTTCATTTCCCTTTATAATATTGCTTTTCCCATTTCTCATATTAAAATTCCAGGGGCTTCCGATTACATTCGAACTTTACTATGATATTTTAAAGACGCTCGCCCAAAGCCATTTTGTAGGCAAGGCGTTTTTTAATATGGACTCGGCAAGTCCTGATAAGATATTGTATTTATTCTTAACAATCGGGTTTTATTTATTCCAAATATACCAGAACATCATTCAGTGTGGTCGATTTTATATGAATATACAGGATGTCAATAATCGGATATGCGAAATGAGTAACTATGTTGGGTATTCTGTCCGTTCAATGGAGAACTTTCTAGAGGTTAATAAAAATGCGGAGTCTTACTGGCCTTTTTTTGAGAACATTCAAAAACACTGTTCTGTATTGAAAACAATAAAACAAGAGTTTGATAGTGTTGGCTCATTCGACCATTCGTTCTCAAAAGTGTGTGAAATGGGTGTCATTATGAAATGTTTTTATAAACTCCATTCCAACAAAGATTATGAGAACGCGTTACGTTATTCAGTGGGGTTCGAGGGCTATATCAATAACATGTTAGGCGTCTATGATAATTATCAATCTAAGAAGGTATTTTTTGCAGAATATGATACTCAATCGAAGATGAAGATGACAAAACAATATTATCCACCATTGATGGATGAGAACCCAGTATTGAATAATTGTAAATTCGATAAAAATATGGTGGTAACTGGTGTTAATGCTTCAGGTAAAACCACTATTTTAAAGACGACAACCATCAATATCATTTTTTCACAGCAAATCGGTTGCGGATTTTATCAATCATGTGTTCTCAATCCGTATACACATATTCATTCTTATTTGAATATACCCGACACATCTGGGCGCGATAGTCTCTTCCAGGCAGAATCACGCCGATGTAAAGAGATTATTGATGTTATTGCGAAGTACGACGACTCGGCGAGATACCGCCATTACTGTATTTTTGACGAGTTGTATTCGGGTACAAATCCAGTAGAGGCCACTAAATCAGCCTATGCATTTTTGAAATATTTATGTAAATATGAGAACGTTGATTTCATTCTAACCACTCATTACACTAGTATTTGTAACCGAATGAAAAAATCGCCCCGTATTCAAAATTATAAGATGGTGGTTGAAAGTTCTCAATCTAATGGTGAATTAAATTACACTTACAAGATGAAAAAGGGTGTTTCTAAAATACAGGGCGCCATTAAAATATTACAACAAATGGATTATCCGCCCGAAATCATCAAAGACATCATGGAATATTCCAAGTCAGGTCGATGATGATAAATGCATTTAACAAAATAATATAAATAATTAATTTGTATTATTGATAACGTGTAACATGTCGCTTGTACTCGCAAACTCTATTATTATTACTGTTTTTACAGGTTCATTGGCAACAGCGTATACTGTTTGTCAATTTTATGGTGTACCTTTTTATAATTCAAACTTGGTTATTGAAGACCTGACTAAAATGAAAGATAATGTGATACAAATCTATTTTGGAGCCCTTTATATGGTTCTTCTTACCACTATTCATATTGATACTTCTATGCATTCAAATATTGGAACTGCATTCAATATTGGGTTGTATTCTTTGGCTATCGAATTTTTGTATTATACTTATCATAGGCTACTGCATAGTACATCACTTTATAAAAAAATTCATTTTTTTCATCACGAAAAACATTCGATTTATCCCTTGGATGCCCTACATTTCACAGCATTTGATTTGTCTTGTTATATGGCATGTCTTCATATTCCCACTTACTTTTTGAAACTTTCTGCTTTTGAATACATTTTCGTATTGTTTTTCTATATCACGATGGGATTTTTTGCCCATTCTAATCTGGCGTTTCAGCATCACGTTCTTCATCATAAATTCTTCAAATACAACTATTGTCTCGTATTTCCGTTTTTTGATATGGCATTTGAAACATTTAAGGGTCTCGAAATAATGGACACGAAGAAATTTGATGAATTTGTTGAAAGCGAAGAAAATCAGAATTCAGACGAAGACGCTGATGCAGAAGTTGAGTTTATCAATCATTCGGATACCATTGAAAACCATGATGATGATTCAGCGCCCATTACACAAACAGATGAGGAAACAGATAGCGACCATGATAGTATGCCCGATTTAATCAGCATTGACGATGATGAACCAGACCAACGAGATTTCAACTTTGTAAATTTTGTATATCCAGATAATATTATGAATATTATTAACGGCGGAATGAATATTGTTTACAACACGCCCGAAGAGGACGAAGTTCAGAATGATGATGACGAAAAAACGAAGGAAAAGGATGACTGAAATGTGGAATTGAGCGACTGGGTATGATTTGTTTATATATTTGATTATATAAACAATTATTTTTTCACAAAAACCATGATTTTCTCATTGGTTTCTTTATGCGAAGTGGAATGTACGTCTTTGTTATGCATTTGTAGTGTCGCTTTCAAATCAAAATATTTTTTGGAAATTTTATTCATATCACCCAACAAATCATATTGTTCTTTGGTATTTTCTGACCCATATCCGGATAAAATATAACACATTCTACCACCTTTTTCGAGAACATGATGACAGAGTTGAATGGTTTGATGCCAATATTTTTCGAGCCATTCTTCATATGTATTGTATTGCTCGGTGCTCTGGTTCTCACCTGGATACATCTCCAATTTATAATAAGGAGGACTGAAAAAAACCACGTCGAAATGTTCTCGATATTTCTTTGTAAAAGCGGAGGATTTCCATAATGCCTCTGATGGTTTACAGAATATCTTCACCTGTTTATCTGGTGAATGTTTTTTAGCGAATTGGACGGTTTTTTCACACACACTTGGTATGACATCCGTTCCTACATATTCTGTTACTTGTGGTGATTCTAAAAAGCCATAACAATAAGAAGTCCAACCCAAAGTAGGAGTAAAAATTTTGGTACCCTTGAGAACCGACTCATTCAAAGAATACACTAAAAAGGGGCTCATGATAGATGCACGAAAAAAGAAGGATGAAAACACACTACCGAGTCGACCTTCTTTAATATAATGGATTGCACTCGGTGTGAGTATCTTGTAATCAATGATATGTTTTTTATAGAGGTCTATCAAAACATCGAAAAATGTAGGGACATTGGCGATTCCCGATTTGGTATTTTTCAGTATATCCTCATAATGCATATTCCTGATAAGGTTTTTATAAACAATGGCCTCGTTGTTATTCATGGTTCTCGCCTTCATAGGTGCTTCTGTGATGTGTAATTTTTCGGGCTGGACTCTCAAAGAAAGATTATAAAAACGTGTTAAATATTCATTGCGGTTTTGAATGTTCTCAAAAAGGACCTTTACATCTTCTGTTTTTACGCCACGTTCTTTCATGTATTCTTTGAGTGGTCGTATTTTGGAAGCCGATTTTACCTGAGCTTTCAAAAGAAATTCTTGGAAAGTAATCGGTTTTGATTTAAATATATTTAAAAATTCAGTCAATTCGAGAACTTTCATTCTGGTTACTATAAAGGTAGATTTTTTCTAGGATTTTCTATGGAAAATAGAAATAATGAAGATATAGTGTATAAATCTATTTCATATATTCTCTATATTTAGTATTATTTTCTATTATTTATTTTATAGAAATGGCATGGTCTATAAAATACAAAAAAAGTATTAATTGTAAGAACCCGAAGGGATTTTCACAACGTCAACATTGCAGATATGGTCGTAAAAATATGACCTTGAAAAAACACGTTCGTAAGACAAGAAAACTCAAAAAAAACAAAAGAATAAAACTTGCTTAAAACAAAGAAAATAAGGGTTTTTATTTTGTCCTTTATAAAAACCCCCAAAATAAAGTCGGGTAACTTTTTGAAAATGGACATTTTAAAAATGTCCATTTTTCAAAAGCTGGCCTCTGAGTTTTACAGAAAATCCATTTGTGACGTAAATGCTGTAAATACCAAAAAAATAAATTTGGTTTGTTACGACAAAATTTTTGCGGAAAATGGGCGGCGATTTTTTTCGTTCTATACTTTAGAACCGGAAGTCGCAATTTTTGTCGCCATGAAATATTTATGTGAGACCTGTGATTATAAAACGAGCAAAATTTGCGACATGAATAAACATCTTTCCACCCGAAAGCATATTTTTAGAACTTTTTCGAACTTTTCGAATGAAAATGTCGCCGTCACCATAAATGCTGACAATCTAACGACCTTTTCTTGTAAAAAGTGTAATAAGCAGTACAAAGCAAAGAATTCTTTGTGGTATCACGAAAAAAAATGTCAGGGTGGAGCCGACACCACATGTCTAGTGATAGAACAACCGCCAATTTCGGAAAAAATAATCGATGAAACGGAACCAAAACAGTCAAATATAAACGAACATCTAAACCTGATAACCGAGTTATTGAAACAAAATCAGGATTT